TTCGTTTCGACAAGCCCACCCTTCTCATATTTCTTAATAGTATAATTTTTATATCCTGGCATAATTTACCTCCGATTTATTTATATTTAAGTCCTAAAGATTTTTTAACTTCTTTACTATTATCAGTTACACCTTTTATATTCTTTAAAAATTTACCCGCTCTTGATTTTTCGGGAATCATATTATAAAGAGTGGTAACAGCAGATATTGGACCAGCCCCCATTTTCTGCATTAATTCAAGTTTCCTATTTAGGCGTGACGTATCTGAATCTGTTTCAATTGTCGTTTTACCATCTTTATATCTTTTAGTTTCTACGAGACCACCTTTCTGATATTTCTTAATAGTATAATTTTTATATCCTGGCATAATTTACCTCCGATTTATTTTGAGTATATACTTTATTACATCATTGTCCAATAGAAAGAGGACCCTGCTTAGGAGTAAATTTAAGCAGGGTATAGTAGAGAGATTATAATTATGAGAGGAAACATCATAATTATGGTAGCAAATATGAATAACTACATTCAGCATATCAAGTCCATCCGCCTGCCGCAACAGGTTTTATATCTCTTTTTTTAGTAACAAATCCATCTGATGTACTGTTTATATGTAACATTAAATACTGTAAACCCTCTGCTACATGCGAATGTTTATTCTTTTCTATAGTCCCATTCTTTTTATGAAACCTATATCCCCCCATCATTGCAGCTTTTAATCTTGTGCATCTAGGGTCTACTAAAAATGCAGAGTCGCCATCTACTTGACGCATAAGAAAATCATCTACCGCTGAAAGCCTAGCCGATACATTATTTGTTCTTGCTGGCATAACTCTAAAACCTTCAGCTTTTATTATGTCTACAGCAGAACGCTCATCTGTTTGTGCCCTTTGTATACCTGCAGGGTCAGATATAATTAATACAGGGGCTGCTGAAAACCGTTCAGTTAACAATGGTTTTAAAACTGTTCTAATAAATCGTTGTATGCCCATATCAAAACTTACAGCTTCGTCTAGTATAAGAACTCTACCCCGTGGGTCTTGTTGTCCTATAACGGCTGCAGGTGTTAATCCTAAGTCCATACCAACAATAATTGGTCTTACACCGTTTATAACTGGTTGTAAAGTTTGGTCTGCCATATGGTAATCAGGTCTAAAATATTTATACACAGGTTGCCCTGCTGTACTTAATCCATACTCTCCGTCAATGTATACACGGATATATTCATCTGACCTACCTTGTGTGTCGTAATAACCTTCAGGTAAGTTCTCTACATTTTCTGCATCTTGGCTTCTGCCTGATGGCTGTTTGAATACATCCCACCCATTATCATTAAAGGAAACGCCATCTAAGGGGTCAAGATGTTCCATTTGATAATACCACCACGTATCCATTGTGGGCGGGTTGGTGTCCCCCCACATCCCGAACCAAGAAGGCCCCCCATCTTTCGCTGATGGATATCGGCCAATACGTTTTGACATAGCGTCTACAATATCTGGATTAATATCTCGACACTCATTAAACCAAGCAAATGTCAACTCTAATGAGTTTAAGTTTGCTACGTCATCTGAATCATCTAATGCTCTGAACATAATCTCACACTCTACATCGCCTACTTTTAAAAAATAAGTTTTAGTAGTTCTCATATATTCTCCGCATACACCTGGTGGAAACCAATCGTGAAATGTTTTTATTGTTGTATCCTGTAACTGTCTAGCAGTCTCACGAACGATAGCTACCCTTGATTTTCGTATGCCTTGCTCATTTGGTTTCTGCATAGAAGCTCGTCTAACTACCTCAAAACAACTTGCAACTGACTTGCCAGAACCTACAGGCCCCATTAGTACACGCATCTTGCTATCAGATACCATAAAATTTTTGCATATTTGGGTTGGTGTATAATCTATATCCATTTAAATTCCGTGATTTTCTAATAAAATAACATAATATTCTGTAGGTTTTTTCTTATGCCTTATTATTTTTGTAGTATAAGACAATGACAACTTTACTAATTCTGCTGTAAATCTATTATAATCACTTAACGCATACATTTTTTTCGCTAGTTTTCCTTTATACACAGCATCAAACGGGCTGGTCAGCTTCGATAAGCTCAGGTTGGTTTGTGCTTTCTTCACTATGGACGACTTTTGTGGTGTGCTCTTGCCCCCCGAGATTAATTGTAATTTTAACTCCGCCATTACTTTCCTCCATGATATTGTTTTTTGCTTCTAGCCCACCCCATTTAACAGTAGACTTTATTAAATCCGCCTTAACAGCTGAAGATGTTTCTGGACTATGTATCAAAGCCCAGCTTGTTATCAGAAGTTCTTCCGCTTGTGCTCTCGCTTTTAACTTAAAGGTCATACCTTTTTCTTTTATTTCATTACGGTAAGACTCTACTTTTTTTAAAAACACTTTATCTTTATTGAAATCAATAATCTCGCTTGCCGAAATATTATGGCGTGTGCGTACTTCATCCATAGACTCACCGCTACCCTCTAACATCAAAGCGATGTCAAAAGCTAAACGGTCAGACCATTTTGTATGTTTTAGTGGAAACGTGTCCATAATCGAATCATTAAGTAAAATCAAAGATTTGTCAACCAAAAGTCTAAAACTTTACACGTTGTATTTTTGGGTCTTGTTATAAGAGGTTTACCTATATGGGGGGGTGGCTATACTTCGTAGTCCAACTGCCCCCCCTATCCATATATATCTTATATAAAGTTATACTTATATAATACCTATTAATTTACATAGATGTCAGCTTAGAATTGACAGAAAAAATTTTTTCGTGCAAGGTGTAAACAAGCTCAACAACACGAGCTTGTTGAGTAAAATCAACACAATGGAGGACATTATGTCTAAGTTGTACGATGGAGAGGTCAACATAAACCTTGGCGACTCCAAAGAACATGGTAAAGGGACCATGGTTAGAATATACACAGACCTTAAACCTGGTATGAACGTATACTCTAATAAACGAGGTAACGTAGAAGAGGGCCTTAAAAAAGCACTCGCTCTTGTCAAAAAAAGCAAGGGTACCAAAAAAGAGTTATTTTTAGATAGCTACTGTTTTTGGCTCGAGACCTTAACCCAAAAAGGGAAAGCTGTCTTATGCTATCACAAAGCCATTAAAGGTAGAGTGCAAATTAAGAGAGAAGACCCAAATAGAGCACAAAGCTCGACTAGAACGGATATCTAGAATAACCAAGTCCTCCTCCCGAAAGGGAGGGGGCAGGAGAAAAAATGAAAACTATAAAACAATTAGCAACAATATCAATAATTATTGGAACAGGAGTTAATCATTATGGAATATATCCACTTGGACCAATAATATTAACACTAGGAACAATCTTATGGACATGGGCAGCTATGTTAATGAGAGATAAAGAACTAATAATAACCAATGTTGGAGTTCTACTTATAGGAATTATAGCATTAACATTAAACTAGGAGAAAAACTATGAGTATATTTAAGAAAGAATGTTTTCAAGAGTATCTATACAAACGTAAATGGTGTAAGAAAATATTCGATAATCATTTAGATAGAAAGCAATGGGTAGATGAAAAGAAGTATGACACTAGATATGTAATCCTTAACTCATCTAAATAACAAACAGACCTGGATATGTCTATAAACTATCCATTCTTTTTATTTATTTTTTATTTATTTTTTATTTTTATTATATAAATGCCATGGCTCGGGGGGTTATAGCTCACCTTTAAGCCCGCACTAAGCACATTCTTAAAGATAAAGTGTAAGGTTTTGCCTAAAGGTGACACTATCTACACTATCTAGGTTAAACTTTACGCAGTCTTTAGGGTTTTAGATAGTCAAACCTTACATCATCTACCTGTAAACTTGTTGAAACGTAAGGCTTACAGCCATTCATGTAAGGTTTTACTATCTAAACTATCTAGATTATCTATAAAAAATACATATACCCTTTCATTAAAAGATTTTCTATAAGATACTTATAGTTTTGGGTAACAGCGTATTACTTTAAGAACACTATATAATCTAGATAGTTAAAGCTATCTTATTGTTTTACAACAGGTTTTAATATCTAACTTATAGTATCCACCTCGCTTTTAGTCACAGTTTACTGCCCATAAACCAGATACTTCGACATAGTAAAGTTTACTACTCTTCGAGAATTGACAGAAAAAATTTTTTCGTGCAAGGTTTTCCCAAGCTCGAAGGGTTATCCCCTTTTAGCTTGTTTAATCACAATTTACCCAGATTGGGTAGGAGTAATAAGATGAGTAATAAAACTGTATGGGTGACTATTGATATTATGAGCCATAATGAAGGTAGTAAAGCGTTCCGTAATTACGGAGCTAAAAGCTACTACGTTAAGGGTTGTAGTGAAGATGAGCCACATAAGTATGCTATGGGTACTGATGATGTAAAGCTACATGAGGATTTATGTAAGCTGTCTACTGAAGATGGTATTCCGTTCCAGTTCTGGTCTCCTAAAGGGCAAGTAGGTACTGAGCCTAAAGTCCTCATTGGAGCAAGAGGTGTATACTTCGGCTTATTGCCTAAAGGTGGTGTTGATAGCCAAGCAAGTAGACGCAAAGGTATTGCTGATAAATTGGCTACTTTGAAAGAAGATAGACCAGCTTTAGCAATCAACTAACCAAACAATATGGGTTGCCCTAGTGCTGAACTAGGGCAATCTTTAGGAGAAACATTATGAGAAAAGTTATGAAATATTATCCACTAGACTTAGACCCATTTGCAAGTGCTCATGTGGTTTTAGATGGTAATAGAATATTATTTGAAGACCATATGGGACATAGGTTCGCTCTTAGTTCTAAGCGAATACGCAGAATATGGCACGCTCAAGGTAAGTTATGGTGGGACTGTGTAGGTCACTACATTGAGACCACTTGGAGTGGTAGCCCTAGATAAACATTGAGGTAGATATTATGATAGAAATTATATTAGTTTTATTAGGTGTACTAGCTGTTGGAGTAGCTGTATACTTTATAGTGGAGTAAGGTTATGAGTAAATGTAAATTATGTAATGCTAATATACCAATCGGTAGGTTTAAGCTAGGTTACGATACCTGTCTTAACTGTGGTGAGGTAGAGGCACGTAAGGTTAGGCACACAGTAGTACCTTTACACAAGTCTAATTACATAGTAGTGAGCAATAAAGAAGATTTAAAAGGTATTAATAATAAAGGAGGTAAGCATGGCTAGTAAAGTTATATTAGAGCTAGACTATGAAGATATTAATAGAGTAGCAGAGGATTACTTAGGTAAAAAGCTATCAGATACACAATGTAAAAGGGTTTTAGAACACCTCTGTGATGAGGCTGAATTACCTAGAGAGGATATTGAGATTGCTATTGATTGGATAGTAATGAAAGATTATATGAATTAACTTGTAGCAGTAAGACAGCACAAGGTGGTGACTAGTGCATTATTCAGGTGGTTTAAAGACTACGCACTAGTCACTTTAATGGGATAGATAGGTCGGGAAGACTAGCCCCATGGGACTTCCTATCTATCCTTAGAATTAATACTGTTAGGTGGGAACATACCTTAACTAGATGTGGGATTCCTATTAACAATGACTCTAACAGGTATGGGAGAAAGTTGGGTATTAATGGGATAGTAGTAGTGTAATTCACGGACACTTTAATGCTCACTGTTAAACAGAACAGACTATCCTTAACATGGGATAGATAGATTAAATGCACTCTATCGGATAGTAAACCAATGTACAAAGAGGGGCTATCTATCCTTAATGAATTACATATGACCTAAAGATAACTAGTACTGTGGCGATACCACAATAAATATCGGGTGTTATCCATATGTAATGGGATAGATAGGTGGCGTAACACCTGTAAATAACTTGCAAGTTACCTATCTATCCTTAATGAATTCTATACATGGCGTATAGATATAACTAGTAATCATAGGAGTAAATATGAAAGCTAAAGAACTAATGACTACATTAGAGAGATTGTTTGCTATTAAGCGAACTACCTATATACAAGGCTCTCCAGGTGGTGGTAAGACTACCATTGTCAGAGATGTAGCCAAGAAACTAGGAGTAGAATATGTAGAAGTACATATGCCTACTATGTTGGTAGAGGATATGGGTATACCTATGCCTCAGCCTGATGGCACTATCAAGTATGTGTTACCTGAGTGGATACCTGTTGAGGGTAGTAAGCATGACCAACAAGTTATTGTGTGTTTAGATGACTTTGGTCAGGCTAGTCACGATATACAAAAGGTTGTAGCTAACATGGTACAAAGTGGTATTCATCATGGACATAAACTGAAAGACATTATGTTTATTATGACAGGTAATAAACAATCCGATAGGTCTGGTGTTGTATCAATGCTAAGACACTTGGGTAATAGAATGACTATAATTGAGCTAGATACTAACATATCTAATTGGCTAGATTGGTCATCAGAAAATGGTGTTCACCCTCTTGTGCAAGGGTTTGTACAATTTAGACCAGACTTACTGCACATGTTTAACCCACAAAAAGAGCAAAGTCCTACACCAAGGTCTTGGGTTGAGGGTGTGTCAGCTATCATGGAGTTGTGGAGTAATGACTACATAAAAGATGGTAGTGTAGATATTACATTACAAGAATGTATTATGGGGGCAGTTGGTGAGGGAGCTGGGGCTGAGTTTGTTGGTTTTCTACAGACTTATGCAGACTTACCTAAACCTGAAGAAATACTTAAGTCACCTAGTACAGCACTAATACCAGAGAAACCAGATGTTATGTGTGCCCTATGTGCCTCTATTGGTACTATTGCCAATGAGTATGCTGAAAACTTTATCAAGTATCTAGACAGATTGTTTGATAATGATAAAGCTGAGTATTCCATACTTGCACTGAAAATGGTACAGAGTAAACATGGTATTGAGCCATTCGTTGCAGTAGGTAAGCCTTATGCAGAGTTGATGGTTAAGAATGCCAAGTTTACACAAGCTGGTAGATAAACTAGAGAGGAAAATATTATGAAACTAGATGAGAGAGCATTGTTAGTTCAGCTAAATGTATCACAGCCTACTATGAGTAAGCGTGATAAAAAGGTTAGTGAGCAAGTTGCTATGACTAACAACGCAATAACAACAGCTGGTACTTATCATAAATCATTACTACCTAACAATGAGTATCTTGGTAATGTACACAAGTATACTACATTGGTTAGGCAGTTCTTTTACCAGAACACTCTACCTTGGTTGAGTGATGGTACTATGATATTACCTACTGCAAACTATATGCCATTCATGGAAAGGTTTAATGAGATGAAAGTTGAATGGTTTAGATTAGTAGATACTTTTATAAACCAATATCCACAGTTGCAGTTGAATGCACAAAGGGACTTAGGTAGTTTATATAACCCTAATGAATACCCTACCGAGTATGAACTGAAACTTAAATTTGGTATGGACATGACTGTGCTACCTATACCCTCTGATGATTTCAGAGTAGACATTGCGAGTAGTGAGTTGGAAAACATACGCAAACAAGTTGGAGAGAAAGTAGAAAGTTCTATTGAAAATGCTATGCGTGAGGCATGGCAAAGACTATACGATAAAGTTCAACACATAGCTGATAAGCTGTCAGACAATAAGAATATCTTTAGGGATACTATGATTGACAACTTAAAAGAGTTATGTGATGTTCTAAAGCGTATGAATATCACCAATGATGTTAACTTGGAAAACATACGACAACAAGTTGATACAAAGTTGGCGAACAATAACCCAGAATCTCTAAGGCTAGACTTAGACTTGAGGAGACAGAAAGCCATAGAGTCTAGAGAGATTTTGAAACAGATGGAGGAATACATGAATGACTAGAGATGAAAGAGTAAAGAGAGCTAAGACTCAGTTGATACTTCGCTATCCCTTTGTTGGTAATCTACTGTTCGGTATGGATATAGTATGGGACACAAGTATACCAACAGCTGGTACGAATGGTGAGGTAGTTGTACTAAATCCCGATTATGTGGATAGTCTAACTGATGAAGAGCTAGTGTTTCTTTTGGCACATGAAGTGTGTCACCCTATGCTAGGACATTGTTTCAGACTAGAGACTAGAGATAGCTACAAGTGGAATCAAGCTGGTGACTATGTAATCAATCATATGCTAGATGAAGATGGTATTGGTAAAATGCCAGATGGTGGCTTACTTGATAGGAATATCTACGAACAAGGTAAAGGAAATACTGAGGGTATTTACAATTTACTACCTGATACACCGAAAGATGAGCAAGGTATGGGTGGCGAGGGACAGCCATTAGATGATTGTATTGGTAACAACAATGATAAACAAGCTAAGACACAATCTGACTTGGACAGACTATCAGCCCAATGGAAAGTTAAAGTGGCTCAATCAGCCAATGCTACTAAGATTATGGGTAAGATGACTTCTGGTATTGAGAGACTAGTGAATGAAGTACTTAGACCTAAAGTAGATTGGAAAGAAGTACTACTTAAGTTTATGCAAAAACTTCGTGTTGATGATAGAACTTATGCTAGACCTAACAGAAGATTTATTACCCAAGGAATGTATATGCCTAGTGTTACAGGCATGGGACTAGGCGAGATAGCTGTGGCTGTTGATTGCTCTGGCTCTGTTAGTCAAGATGAGATAAACCAATTTAACAGTGAGATAAATACCATATGGCAAGACTTACTACCAAGTCGTTTACATGTGGTGTACTTTGATAGTGAAGTATCTCACTATGATGAATTCAATAAAGGAGATGATGTTGTAATCAAGCCTCATGGTGGAGGTGGGACAGCATTCAGCCCTGTATTTGAATACCTAGATAAGAAAGATATACAGCCATTGGCTTGTGTGTTTCTTACTGACTTGTATTGTAATGACTTTGGTAAAGAGCCCGAGTACCCTGTACTGTGGATATCTACCACAAGTGATGACAACATGAGAGTGCCTTTTGGCGAGATAGTCAGAATGCACGACAACAATTAACTATAACCAAAGGAGTAAAATTATGGCTACAGTTAAACTAAGTGACAGTCTATGTCACGATATTAATAATAATGCTGAGCGTGTATTCACCAAAAGAATACAATCTTATGCAAAGAATAATCCTATTGATGTAAGTGGTTGGGGTGATAAGATATATGATACCATCATACCAGAACATCTTCAGGATAAACTTCTTAGTATTCCAAAAGACTTTATAAAGTATAAAAACTCTATTAGTTTTAATGGTTTTGATAATGCTGAACAACATAGTAGTGGCTATTCATATTCAGACTTAGCAAGTGAACTTAAAGAGAATGGATATGGTGGGATAACTTTAGACTTATCTAAAGAAAGACCTATACCTCTTAGTCGTAATACTGACGAATATAAAAAATATAATGTATTGATGAGTGATAGCTACGCTAAAGTAGATTGGAATGATGAAAGATTTATTTGGCTTAGAGATAAAATAAAAGAGTTAAACAAACCTATATTTGATATATATGCTGAGAGAGATAAGTTTCTTTCTAATGTAAAGGCGTTATTAAATGCACATACCACACTAAACAGAGCATTAAAACAATGGGAGGGGTTATGGGATTTAGTACCAGAGGAGGCTAAAGATAGACACAAAAGAGTTGTTGAGAGGTATACATATGAGTCTAAAGATGTTGTTGATGAAACATCAGCCATAGACTTTGATGAACTAACAGCTCATGTGCAAACTAGTAAACTAATTGATGGAGAGTAGACTATGGAAGTATGGCAATATAATAACTTATTAAACAAACCATTTATGCAAGGTCTTAATAACCCAAGTGATATGTACCAGAGAGCATATCTAGATTATACAGACATAAGGTTTAATAATTTAAAAGACTTATTAGAAAATCATTGTAGAAATCAAGACAAGGGTAAACCGATTAAACCTAGTGGGTTTAGATTGTTCTATGCATTAACTGACAAATCTAAAATAAAAGTAATGCATTATAGACAGCCTATGTTTACTGTTGATGATAAAAATATCCTGACATGGGAGTTATCAATGGCAGACGCTGGTGGACAAGCACAAGTAAACAGTATGCCTAACTACTTGCCTGTATGTCTTTACCGATTAGGCACAAATAATTATTCGGTAGTGACAATGTGGGATATAGCAAAAGGGTGTACTGATTTTAAAGAACTACCTTATATATTTAATGGGCTACAGTATAACTTGTTGACAGGTGAATACCTAAATGCAAAGCAAAGACAAAAGACAGTAGAGAGAGAAGATGAAAGAAAAATATGGAGGTCATTACTTACACCTCATAAGAAAATGCTTTTGACTATGACATCTCTAGGTGGTTTTAAACTTTTAGATGAAGATGTACAAGAAGTGATAAGGAAAAAAGTACAAACAATAACAAATACTGTAAACTCTTATTATTATCATTCTGGAAAAATAAATTTAGAAGATACAAAAATAACTAAATATATTCTATCAGTTATGAAATCAGGAAAGTTAAGTAATCAATACCTAAACTTGTTGAGGTATAATATCTCGTTTCAAATGAGTAATTATAGTTTTCAAATGAAGAGCCAATTAGGGCAGAATGAAATTCAACCACAACACATACGAAATTATTTAAATGAATACAGTACAGCATTTAAACAATTTTTAAATGTTTTTGAAAGCATAGGTTTTAATAGCCAAAAGAAAACATTATCAAATAATCTAACTGATGAACAAGCTGATGAATTAATAGAATTGTTTAGCGATAATAGTATGGCTGAACATAAACGCAACGTAGAAAAGGAGTAATAAAATGGCAAGTGAAAGTGATGTTCAATCTGTAAACATAGCAGTATGTGACTGTGCTAATGGAGAGGTAACTCTTTATTGGAAAGTATCTATTGTTGTAGGAACGGAAAGTGAATGGGTAAAAGGGCAAGGATATGATTTGAAAACATGTTCATGGGCTACATTTAAATCAGTTAGAGAGGTAATACTATGACATTTGTTGTAAAGGATAAGGAAGAGGAAGATATGGATAAAGCTAGGCTTTTATCTATGTGTCTGGCAAGAAGATTGTTGGTAGACAAAATTAAAAGCTGGTTGAGGAAAGAACTAAATGATAATACAGAAGGTTATACTAGACAGGAATGTGCCAGTCAGTTGTATGAAAAAATAATAGAGTGGGAGAAAAAACTATGAATGCACACGTACAAAATATGGAAAGCTTTTTAGAATGGGTTAAGAAATGCCCATATGAGTTTGTTATATCATCAATGCAAGGTGGACATGTTCATGTAAAATTTCTTATTCCATATGAAAAAATAAATAGAAAGGAGGAAGATGATGAGTAAGTTTTTAAACCTTAACAATAAAGAAGATTTTAATGCATGGGAAAAAACCATTGAAAATCCTTGTGTTAATAAACTAAAGAGGTGTCCGTATGAACAAGACTTTAAAGAATCAGAATCTTGTAGTCATTATGAACAAGTTAATGAGGGAGAGGAGTGTTCGTTTGTTTGGATTACAGACAGTAAATGTTATTGTGAATTACAATTAAAGGAGAAAGATGATGAGTGAGTTTAAAATTGAAAAGAACATACCTTTTACATCTAAGAAAACGAAAGGGAGTGCTACAGCGAGATATATCCATAAGTATAAATGGATTACTGAGTTAGATGACGGAGACAGCATTGTATGTAATCGCAGACAGGCAACTAACATTATTAGCTTTTGTAAAAGGTGGGGTATTAAAACCCT